TGGCATACCGCAAGTGGGCAAACCATTTGATTCATGTTCCCAACGGAGGATCACGCGATTTGCGAACGGCTCAAAGATTAAAAGCCGAAGGAGTATTGCCAGGGGTGGCCGACCTTGTGTTGTTCATCCCCAACAAAACACACCACGGGTTATTCATCGAACTAAAAATCAAACCAAACAAGCAAAGCACACACCAAAAGGACTGGGAAAAGTTAGTCACTGCAATGAATTACGCCTATGTGGTTGTATATTCGTTTGACGATTTCAAATTACAAATAGAAGCATACATTGGTAACACTTGAAGCCATAGCGAAAAGGCACAACGAATGGTTGAAGATTGCCAAATACCTTGGTGCAACGGGTGATGAATCGGATGACATGGTACAATCAATGTATTTGAAGTTGGCAGAAATACAATTGGCGGAAGGAAATTTCACACGGCTAACAAACCACCACGGAACAATCAACACCATTTATCTTTTCAAGATGCTTCACAATGCGTTTATGGACATCAAACGAAGCCAAAAGAACACAATACCCCACCAAGACCATTTTGTCCCCGTAGAAAGCCCCGAAATGGCTGAAATGGCACATTCTGATTTGATGGGTGAGGTGAAGAACGCAATTGATGAACTCCGTGACTATGACCAAATGTTATTGGAACTCCATTTTGTGTATGGGCATAGCATGAGGGAGATAGAAAAACGCACGGGCATCCCAACACATTCGGTGTTTAACTCAATAAAGAACGCCAAACAATTTATCAAACAAAGGACACAAAACAAATACAAGATATATGCAGAAGAAAAAAGACACACGGAAACAGTTTACCGAATCACGACCATCCATCGGACTGGGGGATACGATTCAGAAGGTAACGAAGGCCACGGGGATTGAATTGGATATCCCAATTGTAAAAATTGATGGCATTGATGTCAAAGAAATACCAAATTACGAAGGGTATTATATAACAAAAAATGGAGAGGTGTTTTCTAATCGCGGAAGATGGGGAACAGAAGCACCAAAAAAATTGAAGGCAACATTGCAAAATGGGTATCCATCAGTAACTTTATACAAAACGGGGAACAAAGGCAGTGGGTATGGCGATACACTTTATGTGCATCGTTTGTTAGCGGATGCCTTTATTGACAAAATTGAGGGCAAAACATTTGTAAACCACAAAGATGGGAACAAAGAAAACAATGCATTGGACAATTTAGAATGGGTTACCCAACAAGAAAACAACTTACACGCATTTCAAACTGGACTTATGACACAACTAAAATACACCAAAGAACAACACTTGGAAGTGTTAGACCGCTATCATGTTAAAGGTCAAAAACAAGTTGACATCGCAAATGAAATGGGTGTGCCTACAACTTTTGTAAATGATTTGATTGGCCGAGGTACGGGAGTGCGTTCACAAGGTTTGGGCGATGATATTGAAAGGTTTTTGAACCAACCATTAATTAAACCAATTACCGAAAAAGTAAAGAAGTTGATTTGGAAGGATTCGGAAGATTGTGGCTGCGATGCCCGTAAACACAAATTGAACAAGATATTCCCAAACCGCAAACCATTGTGCATGACGGAGGGTGAATATGATTGGTTTACACATTTCAAGACCATAAATTCCACCACATTATCACCGATGGAAGCGGACCACCTATCCAAAATGTGGTCAAGGATATTCCAAAGCAAAAGAATTTACAAGCCGTGTACTTGCAACCCAAAGGCATGGCAAACCATGATAAATGAATTGACACAAGTTTATGAAACTTATCAAGTGCAAGAATGAGTGTGAGGTTTGTGACCACTACAAAGTAAGCACAGAAGAAAAAATCAACCCCACTGGACCCCAAATCGCATCCAATTTAATTTATATTTGTGATAAGTGCAAAGTTAGGTTTGCGGATCGTGAACGATGGGGCGAATGGTTAAAACAAATTAGGCAACTAAATGCAGAAACACACTAAAATTTACATGAACCATTTCGGGTACGACACATCCGATTTTATTCCATGCGAAGTTTGTGGAAGCCAGGCGGTTGACATCCATCATATTCATCCACGCGGAATGGGTGGCACAAAAACAAAAGACACCATAGAAAACTTAATGGCACTTTGCAGAAAGCACCATTTGGAGTTGGGTGACAAGAAACAACACATGGATTTTTTGATAATTACACACCAAATAAAAATGAACAAATGATACAAACAGTAAAAACCAAAGACATTATCGCCAACGAAAATAACCCACGGGTAATCAAAGACGATAAATTTAAGAAGTTAGTGCAATCCATCAAGGACTTCCCGCAAATGCTACAACTACGACCTATTGTTGTGAACGATGAAATGGTTGTGTTGGGTGGCAATATGCGTTTAAGGGCAGTTCAGGAAGTTGGGTTGAAGGAAGTTCCAATCATCAAAGCATCCGACCTCACCGAAGAACAACAAAAAGAGTTTATTATTAAAGACAATGTTGGTTTCGGTGAATGGGATTGGGATGTTTTGGCGAACGAATGGGAACCTGAATTGTTGACCGCCTGGGGCTTGGATGTTTGGCAACAACCCGTTGAGGTGGATTACTCACTTTTGGATGAGGAAGATTTATCGGATGAACTTTCAGACATGGCCGACGGCGTAAAGAAAGCCATCCAAATTGAGTTTGAGCCAGACCATTATGATGAAGCGTATGAGTTGGTGAAGTTTTGGCGTGAACGCGGGGCGTATGTTGGCCACATGATTATGTTGTATCTTAAAGAAGAAAAGGACAAGTTATGATGCAAAGTTCCATTAAAGGAATCAAGTTTTTCCACCGTGAAAACACCAGTGATTTGAAAACATTTGAAGAAGTCATTGGGAAAGATGTATATCAAAAGAAAGGGATGAAGATATTGCCAGGTGAGGAATGGGTTGATTGTGGGGGCAATGTTGGGGCATTCACTTTGTTGGCTTGTGCATTGGGGGCGAAAGTGACGGTGTACGAACCCGATCCGAATAACTGCGCGATGATTGAAAAGAATTTAGCGTTGAACGGATTCACGGCCAATGTAGTTTGTGCGGGGTTAGTTCACAATCAAGTGAAGAAGGCAAATTTGTATGTGGGCAATAACGGCAATGTATGGCGTAATTCTATGTTCAAGAACTGGAACGGGAAAGGATTAAAGGTTGACTGCGTTAATTTTGACGAAGCGGTTAAAGATGGGGTGTGTGTAAAAATGGACATAGAAGGTGCAGAGATGCCGATATTGGAGAACACCGAGCGCAAATTCAAGAAATTAGTGTATGAATGGAGTTTTGATATAGACCCATCATTATCAAGATTTTGGGACATAATAGACAAACAAAAGAAAGATTACAAAATCAATTTTGAAGAACATAGAACTTGCTACGATGACAAAAGAGAAGGGCTATGGAAAAAGAGTTGGTTTCCCGCGTGTACAAATGTATTTTGCTATGAAAAGAATTGATTTAATAAAACAACCACACGATATCCAAATCGGTCAAGACTGCCCGTATATCGAACCAAACATCACAGAAGATTGCATTTTTTATGAAGATGGAATTGCAGTTGGTTTCTACATAAAGCAGATGCCCGAGAAGATGTGTAAATTGGCCAACTTGGCAAACGCAGAATTACGAAGTAAAAATGTACCTAAAACTATGATGGATAGAAAAAAGCCATTGGCAGATGGTGGTTATTTAGTGGTGAGTCAATATTCAACGATTATTGGAAGTTGCGCACCAAAGCCACACATGAAAAGACCGTATGCAAGTATAAGTTCAGTTCACCAGGTAAAGACGGCCCAAAACTTCATCAAGGCCATGTTGATGTTGGCCAAAGAAAGTGAGCAACTCATTAAACAAATCATGCCCGAACAATACGCGAAGCAAGTTGAATTATTCAAAGAAGTTGCAGACCATTGGAAATTTGGCAATCTATTTACAAGTTCAATTTCAAACTATAATATCCCCGCCCCATTCCATCGTGATGCTGCAAATATCGTTGGTGCGGTGAATGTCATTATCACAAAGCGGTTGAACGCCAAAGGTGGAAACCTTCATGTACCTGATTACGGGGCAACTATGGATAGCGCAGACAATTCAATTTTGGTTTACCCCGCATGGAAAAATGTGCATGGAGTTACCCCAATCATCCCAACACATGAAGGAGGTTATAGGAATAGTTTGGTATTTTATCCGTTGAAAGCATTTGTTGGATTAAAATAAATTTTACAAATAATTTGGTATTTCAAATATAAAACACCATCTTCGCATTATGAATATGACAAACAATATCACAATCAACGGAATTAGCGAATCAATTGCCTACTGCGAAGCAAAAGGATTATCAAAAGTTTTCTTGGCTTATGCCGACGAATGTTCAAGGGAAGACATTATGGAAGTTGGATTTAACCACAATTCTGGTTATGTTTACATTGCCCTTGAAAATGGTATTTCAATTTGCTCAAACATGGGGCAGAAAGTTGAATTCCTTGTAACCAATTTTAACAACGGAGAAGAAACATTTTACGACAATTACAAAGAAGCATTAATGTTACGATGAAAGCATGGCGGAAGATTGAACGAACTTTACCCGAGGAAAACACCCCCGTATTGGTACACACCGAACGGGGCATTCCTTTTGTGGCAACTTACTTTGATGAGCAATGGCATTGCTACCACACCGATGAAAGGTTGGAAGTAATTTACTGGATGCCCATCCCAATAACACCCAACGAATAATGGCATACGATAGAAACGAATTAGAACAAACGGCATTGGAAGCCATCAAGAAAAACAAGTTGTTTTTTATCCAAGATGTAATTGCATACTTGCCATGCACTAGCAGCACTTTTTACCACCTTCAATTGGAAAAATCGGAAAGTATAAAAGAAGCGTTGTTGGAAGTCAAAACCAACATCAAAGTATCTATGCGTTCTAAATGGTACATGAGTGAACAACCCACTTTGCAATTGGCCTTAATGAAATTGATAAGTAGCGAAGAAGAACTCCGCAAACTTTCTATGAGCCACAATGTATTGGAGGAAAAAGAAAAACCGATTTTCAATGGTATCAATATAGATGTTGCAGAAAACGACGGCCCAGGTCAAGATTAGCCAATTACGCAAACGGGTTAGAATTGTTAGGGGCGGAACATCCAGTTCAAAAACCTTTTCAATCATTCCGTTGCTAATTGATTATGCGGTCAAAAACCCCAAGTGTGAAATAAGTGTGGTATCGGAAACCATCCCCCACCTTCGGAGGGGTGCTATCCGTGACTTCCTCAAAATCATGGAAATGGTTGGGATGTTTGACCCGTTAAAATGGAACAAGTCATCATGGACCTACAAGTTCAGCAACGACAGTTACATTGAATTCTTTTCTGCGGATCAACCACAAAAGTTGAGGGGTGCAAGGCGTGATGTTCTATTTGTAAACGAGTGCAACAACATAGATTGGGAATCATACTATCAACTTTCCATTCGTACAAGAAAGTTTATTTATCTTGACTACAACCCAGTGAGGGAATTTTGGGTGGATTCGGAACTCATTAATGACCCTGATTCCGAAATGATAATCCTCACATACAAGGACAATGAAGCGTTGGACCCATCCATTGTGGCGGAAATTGAAAAGGCCAAAGAAAAGGGAAAAACAAGTAGGTATTGGGAAAATTGGTTCAGAGTATATGGGTTAGGTGAGATTGGAAACCTACAAGGGGTTATCTTTTCCAACTGGCAAACCATTGACAAGATTCCAGAGGATGCAAGGTTGCTTGGTTGCGGTGTCGATTTCGGTTATACAAACGACCCTACGGCCATCGTTGCCGTATATGAGTACAATGGCCAACGCATAGTTGATGAGGTCGCATATCGCACGGGGATGCTTAATTCGGACATTGCAAAGGCATTACCCAACTTTGTGCCAGTGTATGCAGATAGCGCAGAACCAAAGTCAATTGATGAAATACGCAGATACGGCATAAGAATCAAGGGCGTAACCAAGGGAAAGGATTCCATCAACTACGGAATTCAAATCATGCAATCCCAATCGTATTTGGTTACATCCACATCCACAAACCTAATTAAAGAACTGCGCAATTATTGTTGGGATACGGATGCCCAAGGGCGTACAATGAACACCCCAACGGGGACAGACCACGGAATTGACAGTTGGAGATACTTCGAGATGATGGCACTTGGAATCAAATCATCATACGGCCAATACGACATCCGATAATTTTTTTTACTTTTTTTTCATTTTATATTTGGAATTACAAATAATGGGTGTATATTTGTTGAACAATATGACAAACAACATGACAAACACAACATTAACCCCCGCAGAAGTAAAAGTTTTAGGAATGGTATCAAGGTCACAAATCGAAGATGGCTTTTCAGAATACGATTCAGTTAGTTCACCATCTGAAAAAGGTGTATTGGGTTCACTTGTAAAAAAAGGGCTTGTATATGATGCTCGTGAAAATGAAAATGGTGACGATTACATGTATTGTTTAACTCCCGAAGGATTTGAAGCATGTTCAGAATTAGGATTCTCAACATCACACATCATCATGTTCAACTAAAATAGGGGGCTTAACCGCCCCTTTTTTTGTTTATTTCGTGTGAATTACTATCTTTGTAAGGACAAATAACAAATGAATTTAGGCGAATTTGATTGCTCGACGGGATTAATCAATGTTTTGTATCACGACAAAATAAAGGACATTTCGGTCCGCACATCAACCATTAAGGACATGGCATTGATTGACAAACTTCAAAAGGAGAATTCAAACGCCGTTGGGTTTATTCAAAAATCAATTTGGGATAAATATGTGTTCGGTGGTGAACGGAACTTTGTGGTACTGATTTGCGAAGCGAATAATGATGCGGTGGGTTATGTATTAATCACCCCAGGAATGACGGCATACAGATACGCCAAGATTCAACAAATCTGTGTTAGGAACGATGCAAGGCGGTTGCACTATGGTACTGCATTACTCGATGTGTGCAAACAATTCTGCATCAAGTTTCATCGGATTGGTTTCACTTTGCGGTGCCGTGTTGATTTGGATTCAAACAACTTTTGGAAGTCACTTGGATTTACCCATTACGACACATGGATAAAGGGCAAAGTAAACCATGTTGGATTCAAAGCATCCAACGACATCAATTTATGGAAAATAGAACTAAACAACAACATACTACAATTATTTTGACAAATGGAAATAAAAGATTATCGGTATTCAAACGAATTAAGAACAAAGGCAAAGGCATTGCCAATGTATGAAGAATTCATCAAACTGGTTGATGATGACAAAAAGGTACAAAAGTACAACACCATCCAAGACATGTTATTGGATGCGTTCAAATGGGATGCAAGCCCACAAGGTCAGGACTATTGGCAATCGGTGTATGATTCAATTGTAATTGTTGACCATCCAAGATGCCCCAAATGTAACCGACTGGCAAAGGTGACATTCAGTAAATCCAAGGGGAATTATCGGTGCTTTTTATGTAAAATAAACTACAAATGACAACACAATATCAGGAGGTGCATAACCTTAAACAAGAAATCAGGCGGATGCGGTTGCAGATGATTGAACAAAAATCGGACTATGATAATCTGGTTCGTGCTTTGAAGCGTGAAATTGTCCAACCTAAAACCGATATCAATTTAGAACCAACCCCATGGCGTGAAGTATTACGGGCAATCTGTGAGGTTTACGACCTTACACCCGACACGGTGATAACAAGGTCAAGAAAAAGAAGGCCATTGTATGCCCGTCATATGTTCAACCACATTTGCAGAAAGCGTTTAGAAATGACCTTTGAAGAAATAGGGTTAATCTGTGGGCGGGATCACTCCACCATTATTTCATCAGTGCGTGAATTTGGGGATATTTTACAGACGGACAAAGAAGTTCAAAGATACCATGCAAGGGTACACACCATCCTTCACGAAAGATTCCCATGAACATCATAAATTTCAGCGGTGGAAGAACATCCGCATACATGACAAAACGCCTAATTGATGAAGGCGGTGAATACCTTGTGACTTTCCAAAACACTGGGAAGGAGATGCCACAAACACTTGATTTCATCAATGAATGTGATAAGCGGTGGAACTTGAACATCGTTTGGTTGGAATATAGATTTGGAAACAATTTCGAGGTGGTGACATACGAAACCGCATCGCGGAATGGTAGGCCATTTGACGAAGTAATTGCCCACAAAAAACAATTTTTGCCCAACCAAAGATTGAGATACTGCACAACTTTCATGAAGATTGACACATTGCGGAGGTATTTGAAATCCATTGGGATTACTGATTACACATCATTTAATGGAATCAGGTACGATGAACCAAGGAGGTGGAACAAAATAAAGGATTCCGAATTCGATGTTGAATTACCATTGGTAAAATGGAAAACAACCAAAGCCGATGTATTGGCATGGTGGAAACAACAACCATTTGATTTGGGTGTGAATGAACCATACGGGAATTGCGATGGGTGTTTTTTGAAAGGGAAAGGGAAGTTGGCAATTATCGCCAAGGAAAAGCCCGAATTGTTTGATTGGTGGATTAAACACGAAACCGAAAGTGGAAGCACATTCAAAAAAGAAATCAGTTATCAACAAATCAAAGACAAGTCACAATCACAACTTGGGTTATGGGATTCGGACCCATCGTTTGAGTGCTTTTGCAACACTGATTAATAAATTCGTTTTATTGATATGCAGTTACAAGGTTACAAAATTGAATTAGGTGCGTTGGATGAAATCAAAGCACTTGAAACTGAACCCAACAAGTTCATGGATAAGGCAATCCAATTGAAGAAAGAAGCCAAACAGAATTTCATTGAAGCCCAAAACAAATACAAAGCCATCGTTGCATTGTGTGATAAATACATCCCAATGGCCGAAAGTTTGGGAGACCCAAATGCGATTAAAATCATCAAGAACAAACGCAAAATGGCAAACGATATGGCCAAAGCGTTGAACATTGACATCAAAGCATTGTAATCATGTTTTCATCCATACAGAAGAAGGGCAGCGATGCCCTTTTTTTGGCTCAAAACAATCGTAGTTTTTGGCGTTTTATTAGTATATGATTGAAAACAAAAAGATAATTGTACCTACCGAACTGCGTGATGTAAAGTTACATCAAATGATAACATACAACGGGTTAAAACCCGAAATGGATGATGTATCAAGGCAGTTGGAAGCGGTGGCAATCTTTTGTGACTTGACCATGTCGGAGGTTAAGAATATGCCATTTGACACACTGAAATACTGTGTGGAAAAAATCACAACCATGTTGGAATCTAAACCAACATTCACACCCAGGTTCGAGTACAAAGGCATTGAATACGGATTTATCCCAAACTTTGACGAACTCACAACGGGTGAATTCATTGACATTGAAAATTACTGCAAAGAACCAAACGACCTTTGGAAAGTGTTGTCGGTTTTGTATCGCCCCATTACCAAAAAAGGACAGAACGGAAGGTATGAAATCATGGCCTACAATGCCGACCTAAACACGGCATTTAAGGAGATAGACGCAAACACTGCATTTGGTGCGATGCTTTTTTTTTGGAGTTTAGGAATCGACTTATTGAATTCTTTCCAGAAGTATTTGCGGATGGTGAGGAAGGGGGAAGTGGCGATGAAATACGCCTTACCAAAAAATGGGGATGGTTTGGAATGGTCTACCGACTTGCTAACCGAAATTTCCTCAACTTGGATTCAGTGTATACAAAGCCCATTCAAACCGCTCTCATGTGGACCGCTTACGAAAGTGACATTGCGAAGATGGAACAAAAAGCAATTAGAAAAAAATGAACAATAATCACATAGGCACGGCATTTGAGTTGATGAAGGATATTGCAACCGAAGAAGGTTGGAACTATTCACATGGTACATTGACCGAACTTGATTTCAAGGCGTTTTTGGTATTCCCATTGATGCACTGTTCGATTCAATCCGTAGCATTGACAGACCAAGTGGCAACCATTCAAATGAATGTGATGGTGGCGGATCGTGTGAACTTTCTGAAAACGGAAAACGAACAAGAAAACTTAATCACCGAGTATTCGGAATACGGGTACACCGAGAATCAAAACTACGGACACATCCTTCAAGATTTGTATGTGCGTTTTTCAAAAGGTTTGTGGCGTACTGAACAGAATTACTACAACCAAGTGCAATACATTCGCCCAATTACTTTTCAACCATTTGTGGAAACTATGGACACGGTATTGGGTGGTTATCAAATCACAGTTGGAATTGAACTGATTAACCCATGGGTGACTGATGGCGATTGCGTTTAAGAATAGCGAAGCCGTTGTTGCGGAGTATTCCAATAAATGGGCAGTTTCAGCCCGTATGATGTTGGAGGTAAAAAGACCACGCACATCCATCCGCGCCAAATGGAAAAAGGTTGGTGAAGGTTGGACCCCCATTTCAGTTACCAAAAAGACATTCCGTGGAAACTATGTGGCAAGTGGGCAATTGGTGAACTCTATTCAACCCAATCCAAACGGAATGACATTGGGCATCACCATGAACAAAACGGGGGACTATGTGCAGAATGGAAGAAAGCCAGGTAAAGGCATACCACTTGAATCAATGCGTAATTGGACAAAGATGAAACGCATTCAGCCCCGTGATTTGTCAACTGGTAAATTCAAATCCAAGGCAACTGCGGAATCAATGCGGTTCATGATGAATAGAAAGATAAAACACTTTGGTATTGAACCGTTTCCGTTTGTGACAATGGCACGAACCGAGATACTACCATCATTCAACAAGGCGTTGACAAAAGCAATGGCACAAGATATTAAAAACAGATTTAAGCGATGATTTTTAACCAACAACCCGAATCAATAGTGGGATGTAATTCCCCAATCATGTATCAATTTTACGATGCACTTTATACATCAGACAAATTCTATTATCAATGTGATGTGTATGTGTGGAGTGGCACGGCAACAATTCCCGCATCGCCAAATTGGACCATCAACAGAAAACCCGACCAATACGGAAGTGGGCGTGGATGGATTGACATTCACAAATTGGTGCAACAAGAAGTGACGCGTGATTTTTTAATCAATGGAACTTACAAACCAAACATCGGAAGCGGTGCAAAGCGATTTGCCGTAAAGGTACGGGGGGCATACTATGTTGGAACGACACTAACATTCACAAGTTATGTTACAAGCAATGTCGGTTTGGCATCTGCGGGATACGCTTACACTGCGGAAGGATTCAACCAAGGTTATCCAACCAAATATGTATTCACAGACAAATCAAAGGTTACATTGACCACGGCAACACCAACGGCCTACCTTTGGTACGATGCAAGTGTGATTACATCCATTGTGTGTGGAAGCGCAACCATTACCCCAAACACGGTGACGGGTTCGGATCAACTCATCCAAGGCATTGAATTAAAGCAACTAATCACGGCGGGTGGAACATGGGGTGCAGACATCAACATAACTTTTGTAAAGGCGGGTGATGATATCGTTATTCCCGTGGATTTTGTGTGCGAAAATAAGTACGGGCAACAAGATGTTTTATTCTTGAATAAATACGGGGTTTACGATTCGTTCCTTTTCAATGGTGTTTACAAATCGACCTTTGCAGTAACCAAAGAAAAATACGAACAACCCATATTCAAACAAACGGACATGGCCGAAGCATGGACATACGGGGTGGGAATTACAACGCCCTATTTGACCAATTCAGTTGAAACCATGACGGTGAACACGGATTGGATAAGTGAAAACGATGTTGAGGTGGTTGAACAAATGTTTTATTCCACAAACATTCTCATGTTGGATGGTAGCGCAGTATTGTCCGCAAGGGTGATGGATACCGCATTTGAACGCAAAACAAGGGTGAACGAAAAGTTGATTTTGTACACGATTCAGTTGGAGTACAACCAACCGAAGATTAATAAAATGGTACGATGATACGGTTTAGTTTACAAATTGACGGCACACCCGTTGACCTATTCAACGATGAATCCATACCGCTAACAAGGCAGTTGAAGGACTTGATGAACCTTTCCACAGTGTGGACAGATTACACCAAGGATTTCCAAATCCCCGCATCCGAAACAAACAACGCCATATTTGCCAACTGGTTTGATGAAAACATGGTCATAACTGGATGGAATCCTAATTTGGGAAAGGATGGCACAATCTTCATCCATGGTTTGCCCGTGTTTGAAGGTAGGGTTGAGTTGATTGGGTGCAAGTTCAAGGATGGATTGCCACAACTTTACAACATCATTTTTTATGGCACTACCAAAAAGATATTGGACAAATGGGGTGAAACCTTGATGAACGAAGTGGATTGGAGTGATTACAATAATATCGTGGATGCAACCACGGTTATCAATTCATGGAATCAAACTTTGTTCAGTGGTGACATATTGTGGCCAATTGCAGATTACAACCAACAATGGCGGTATTCCAAAATGAGTGGTGTCAATGGCAACATATTAAAACCAAGGGGTGTTGAAGTGGATGATTTGCGCCCCGCAATTAGATTGAGGGCAATGCTTAAAACTGTATTTGCCGAAATTGATTTAACATTAAGTGGTTCGTTTTTGACACGCCCAGAAATGGATGATTTGTATGTGTTGCCAATGCAAACTGCGGGTCCTTTGTACGATCCCGAATATACAAGCCCAGGAACATTGGAATCAAATGTTATTGGATTCAGTTGCACACAATGGACTGCGGGGGCATTAACAAAAAAGCCAATCATATTTCCAACCGTGACATCAAATCCATCGGGCAACTACAACCCCGCAACGGGGATTTATACGGCCAACAGAACGGGCAATTACCAATTTGATTTGACTTTTAATGTAACACAACCCGCCACAACACCAAGGAGTATCATTTTTTATTTTATGCTCAATGGCCGTGCGGATGATGACACTGGGGCATATACAACAACAACACTACAAACAAGCACATACACAAGGCGATTGACTGCGGGTGATACCGTTCAAATCGCTTACAATTGTGTTGGCACATGGAGTGCAAATTTGGATTTTGATTGCACAAAAGCCCCACAAGGCATTAACAACAATTCAGTGTTTATGGGTGATGCAATGCCACAAAAACCTATTAAGGACTTTGTGAATGGTGTTTTACAAGGTTTCAACTGCATATTGTTGCCAGTGAGTGAAACCGAAATTGAAATTCACAACCTTCAAGATTGGTTAGCAACGGGAACGACACGAAATTGGACGCGGTTTGTGGATGTAAAGGATATTCAACACGATAAAATTCCAATACCAAAAACCATTTCATTTACGCATCAAGAATCTACTTGTTCACCAAGCGCATACTACAAACAAATCAACAAAAGGGAATACGGAAGTGTAAAAATTGAACCCCGAATTGATTATCCAACGGATGAATTTAATGTTGAAACCCCATTTCATGTTATTTGCCCACAAGCAATGAATGAGATAAACAACAACGGGCAAATTGTACGCAAAACGGAATTAAACATCCCTATATTTTTGGATCAAGATTCCAAGCCAGTGCAACAAGATTACACATTATTTTACTACGGAGGCAAACAATCGGTATCCGATGTGTGGTATTTCAACAATGCGATTCAAACCGTTATGCCGTTAATGACTGCGTATTCGGAATATCCAACTTTGTCAACAAGTTATTCAAACGCCTTTGGAATTGAATTGTCATTGCGTGGTAATGCGCCCACACAGACCATGTACGATATGTATTGGACCGAATACCTTACCCGCATGTATTCAACGCAATCAAGGGTGGTTAAAATGACTGCAATACTACCCGTGGGTGAATGGTTAAACCTTGAATTGAACGACACCATCGCCATTTCATCCAATTACTACAAAGTGCAATCAATCCAATACGATATGTTGACGGAGGTTGCAAACTTGGAATTGGTGACTTATCCCGATGTGAATATCATGAGGTTCACAACCACTGGTCAAAAGCCCGATTTCACCAACCCAACGGAAACGCCATTTGGCCAAACTTACTTAAAAGATTATTCGGTGGCAAAGGGTATCATGAATTCGTATCGGTACAACAACCAAGATTATTTGGATACCAATCAAGATACGGACTACAACAAAAACAATGTGTTTAGTTTGGTTCAGCAAGTGGACAACATGCAAGCCATTTTACAATTTAACCAAGTTACCATGTATCGTGATTCCGCAATATCACGAACCACTGATTCGACAATATGGGATCCGATTCCAATGGAAAGTGAAGTATCAATTGGTTATGTCGACAACATCACATCCAATATGTCTTTGGCAAAGTATGTTTGCACAGAAGGTGGCCAATACAAGTTCACGGCCATGTGTGCATTTGGGCAAAGTGGAAACAAACAAATTGAGTTTGAAATACAAATTAATGGTGTTGACACAAGCGCATACGGATTGACCGATTCCAACCACCATAGCGTGAACATGGAAACCATTTTGGATTTAGCCCCTACGGATGAAGTGACATTTGTTTGGAAAAATGTAACGGGTGGAAGCCATACAATCGTAATTCAAAAAGCAAACTTTTTAGTACTGAAAAAATGATAACGCAGATAATTCAACTTTTACAATCACAAGAATGGTACGGGGTATCCGACACGGTGGAAATCGCCAAAGGAAAGAACCAATACAACCAAACATTAACGCAAGTTGCAAAACAATACAAAAGAAAAATTAAGTCATGGCGGAAGAATTAGATTATAAAGTAAAGGTGGACACCACCGAGGTTGACCAAGCGGGATCCTCGTTTAGCAAGTTCGCAAGTAGTGCCAAACAAGCGGCATCGGGTTTGACATCCAAATTGTCCGATATGAGTGATAAGTTTGGTGAATTGCCAGGTTCATTGGGGCGAACTGCATCCGCATTTACGGGCGTAGGTAAATCCATGATGGCATTGGTAGCCAACCCACTTGGTGCAATATTGGCCGCGCTTGTGGGCATCTTTGCGGGGCTTCGTGCGGCGCTAACAAAGAGTGAAGAAGGGATGGATGCCCTTGCCCGTGTTACATCAATTTTTGGGGCTATATTGAACCCAATCATCCAAGCCGTTTCAGGGTTTGCCACATTGCTTGTTGATGGCTTGGCAAATGGTTTGGAATTGGTGGCGGGTTTGTTTGGAACGGCTGCAACCGAAGGCCGTAAACTTGCCGATATGCAAGATGAATTGGAGGATAGGGAATTGGCATTGAATGAAGCCCGTGCAAAAGGTAACAAGGAATTGGCACAAGCCCGTGAATTGTTATCGGATTCAAACGCATCATTGGCCGACAGACAAAAGGCATTGGAACAAGTGCGAAAAAGCGAAACCGACTTGGCAGCGAAGGAATTGAAATTTGCACAAGATAGGTTAGCCGCAGCGCGTTTAGACCAAAAGTTAAACGGACAAACCGAGGAATCCAAAAAGGCAATCAGTGACGCCGTTGTTGCAACCCAAAACGCAGAAACGGAATTGGCAGCCAAACGAAGGTTGTTTAATCGTGAAGCCAAAAAACTTGATAGGGAAGAAGAAGAACGCAAAAAGGAAATGGCAAAAGCGGAAGCGGATCGCCAAAAAGAACTGGTTGAAAAACAAAAAGAATACGCATCACAAAGGCGTGAAGCATCGGACAAAATCCGCGAAGCAGACAGAAAGAACATCATTGATTCCATTCAAGACGAAGAAGAAAAGGCAAAGAAACAAGCCGAGTTTGATTTGGATAACGCCAAGCGTGAAATTGCACGGGGCAAATACACCAAGGCAGAAAAAGACCGATTAATTCAAGAAGCGGAAGAAGCCAACCAAATCAAGTTGGGGCAAATAGCATCGGATGCCGAAAAGAAAAAGTTGGATGATAAGAAAAAGGCAGACGAAGAATTAAAGGCGTTCATGGAAAAATCCGCCGAGGATGAAGCCAAGTTCATTGATGACCAATACGCCAAAGAACAATTGCGGTTGACACAAACTTTGACCAACGAAAAAGAACTTCAAGACGCGTTGACCAAATTGGAATTGGAAAGATTACAAAACCAAATCCAAGCCCGAAAATTAAACGGGCAATCCACAACCGAATTGGAACAACAATTGGCAAACAAGCGTATCGACATTGCCAAGGATGAAGAAGCCAAAAAGAAGGATTTGGCACAAAAGGAATTTGATGCAAAGATGGCAATCATGGATGCCACATCAAACGCATTGTCAGCGTTGGGAAATGCGGTTGGTGAAGAAACGGCCACGGCAAAGACATTGGCGGTTGCAGGTGCAATTATTGACACTTATGCGGGTGCTACAAAAGCATTGGCAGCGGGTGCGGGTACACCATTGGGATACATAAATGCGGCGGCGGTTATTGCAACGGGTTTTGCGAATGTTCGTAAAATGACATCAACACCCGTGCCAGGTTCAAGTGATACGGCATCAACCGCACCAAGCGGACCAAGTGTTTCAATCGTGGGTGGTTCAGCCGACCCATCAGCACAGATAGCAAGGTCATTGGCACAACAAAACCAAAAGCCAATCAAGGCGTATGCAGTTGCAACGGACATGAGTACCCAACAAGCCCTTGACCGCAGAATCCAACAAAACGCAACATTCCCAGGATAAATCGTTATATAGAATATGAAAACATCATTTGAAAAATTCATGGCATCAAGTGCCGTTCAATCAGTTGAGTTGTCAACTGTTCAGGTTAATTTGGCATTGATTGACGATGTAAAAAATAAGCGTGATATCGCTGCATCAAACATTGTACGATTGAAGGGTAAAATGAAATCCGATGCAATGGAATTTGATAAATGGATTACGCAGTTAGTGGAATCAATGGATGACATGACCAAACTTATTCAACAAGCCAAAGACCTTGGTGCTGATAGCACTGTTAAACAATTGGAAAGTTTGAAGTCATCAACAAATTCATTGACAAAAGAATGGTATAATTCCATCAAGGCAATCAATACTGCAATCTCAAATATCTAATGCGTATCGTTGAACTTATATTGGATGAACAACAAATGGCCAGTGGCATTGATGCGATAAGCATCGTGGAAGCCCCCGCCATTGAATCCAATTTTGTTGCGTTAAAATCCCATGAAGTAAAGTTTGCCAAGGTAGATGCAGAAAAACGCATCTTGATGGGTCCGATTCTTATTCCAGACAAACCCATATACCGCAAACAAATCGTGGATGGGGCAATGGATGAATTTTACATTTACTTTTCCAAGGATACCGTTCGTAAGGCATCACAGATGTTTTTGATGAAGGGCAATCAAGGCAACGCCACTATTGAACACGAATTGGCGGTTCAAGGTGTTTGCATGGTTGAAACTTGGATTAAAGAGGACATGGAAAAGGACAAATCGGCCATCTATGGGATGAACGATCCGATTGGTACATGGATGGGTTGTTTGAAAATCACCAACGATGATGTGTGGAATGATGCCAAGGATGGCAAGTTCAAAGGATTCAGCATTGAAGGTTATTTCGCAGACAAAATGAAAATGAGTAAACAACCATCATTACTTGACGAGGTCAAAGACCTTTTATTGGAATATCAAAAATCTAACAATCTAAAAAAATAAAGTTTTATGAGTATGAACGCAGAATCAATCTTGGACCGCATCATGGTAAAATTGGGTATCAATGAACCCGTTGCCGTTGCGTTGGAACAAGTAAAAACCGAAGATGGCCAAGCCATTTTTGAAGCGGATGCCTTTGAAGTAGGCCAAGCAATTTTTATCGTAACCGAAGATGGTAAAATCCCCGCACCCGCAGGTGAATTCGCCATGGAAGATGGTAACATCGTTGAGGTTGATGAAAACGGTGTAATCGTTGAAATCGCTAAAAAAGAAGCCGAAGTTGAGGAAGAAATCGTTGAGGAAGTTGAAGCCCAAAACGATATCATGAAAGATGAAATCAAGGAAGAAATGGGAATGAAACCAAAGAAAACCGTGAAATCTAAAACCGAAATGGAAGAATCTTATTTCAGCGCACAAATCAAAGAACTTGAAGCCAAGTTTGAAGCCCGTTTGTCAGCATTGGAAATGGAAAAAACTGCATTGAGTGCGGTTAACCAAGAATTGGAAGAAAGATTGGCGACTGAACCCGCCCCTCACACTCCATTCAACCCCGAAGCAACAACCACAAGCAAAATGAATTTTCACATTTCAAGTAAGCGTGAAAAGACAATTAAAGACCGAGTATTTGAC